AAGTCGTGCAGATCTCCAATATCGTGACACACGACTGAGTTGTTGGACATGGCTCGCCAGCTTGGGATATTGCCCAAGTCCCATCGCTTAGCAAGTAGATATTCCACATCATCAGCGTCTCCAATAGCAATCTGAGCACTACGGCGTACGTTACCTGCCACGACAACAGCGCCAATAATGTTCATAATGTCCAAACAGTCGACAGGACGGAGCTGCTTACCTGCACGTTTCTCCAACACTTTAGAGATCTGTTCGACACCCCATACCAAGTCTTCTGGACCTGAGGCTGTACCGCCAAAGCCTTTGATAGGAGCGCCTTTAGAACGAATCAGTTGTGTCGAGTACGAGAACGTCTGCTTACCTGAGCTGTGAGCCAAGAAAGCAGCTTTGAGCGTCTTACCAAGAAGAGCAACCCAACCTTCACGACTATCAGGAACGATAAAATCAGCCCCGCTATCGCTAGAACGAACAGGGCACTTAAAATCCAGATTAACTGGAGGAAGTTTGTTAACATTTTCTTTCTGAATGTTGTAGCCAACGCCTGAGCCAAGCATCAGCATGTCCATAGCCCAAGTAAAAGGCTCGACTGGTTTATCCACTGTACGGAAAGCACAGTTTTGGAGACTTGAAAGACCAAGCTTATCCACTGTATCTGTGCCTAGCTGCCACCAGAAACGACCTGCTACAGAGCCTTTAAGACCTAAGAGGTAGTCACGTAGGCGCTGCTCTTCAGACGCTGTAAAGCCACAATTAAGCTGCTCATCACAGGCTTTAATGACACGCTCTACGGTGTCAGGAAATTCTTCAGTTGCGCTATTGATGTCGTTCTCATCCAGACGGCGAGCATAAGTTCGCTTGTATGTCAAATAACCGACTGAAGACCATGGTGTAATTGCTGTCATGTTTTCTTTCACTGTTGTTGTTAAATTTTGAAGGGCACGCATTTTAGTACGATGAAATCATTTTGTCAAGATACCAGCGAGCTTTTTTGAGGTCTTCTACACCATTTTTGTCCATGAATCGCATTAAGTACTGCATAAGTTGTACATAATCTGAATCAAACAAAGGAGTATCAGGCGTGTCTACACACATTCGTACTTTGCCTGCAAGTTTCTCAAGCACATGTCGTACTTCAATGCCTTGATCCTCGAAGAGCATGTAATGTTTTGGTTTACTAATTACATCGTAACTAGCTGTGCCGTTGAAGCGCTCTTCCATTGGAATGTTTAAAGCAGCCATATATTCCTCAATCTCTCTTACTGTTGGTTTCATCTTGTGAGTACTTTCGTTGTAGGTATTCAATGCTTAGGAACATCTCGTCAAAGTGTCCATCCTCTACTTCATTCATAACCAGTAAGCCCCGCCAGTGACGATTACTTAGCTGGTCCATGTAGTCTTCATCGTGAAGATAGTAAGAACCAGCCACAATAGCGCAAATAGGCTTTCCATCAGCACGTTTGCCATAGGCGATCTGCTTACCTTGCTGGTGACCAGCCACGCATGACATATGCAACTTACTGATAATAGCAGCAGGAGAAGCGGCGGGCCTCCCCATAGCACCGACAGGCCAATAATGACTGAAGCCGACACCATTGATGAAAACAGGATGGAGGAACTCATGCACTTCCCAATCTTTCAAGTCTAAGTCATCATAGGTCAGTAAGCCTTCAAGCATAGGGTTATTGTTAACAGCCCTTGTGAGTCGATTCTCATGGTTACCCTTCAAGAAGACCATACGAGGCTTGTATGGCTTGTGTTTGGCCTTCTTCTGGCTATCCTGTAGGCTTTTAAGAGGCTCTAGGAGCACTTCCATGCCCTTATTACCTGCTTCTACGTCAGCTAGGTAGCGCTTACCTTCAAAGTACTTGCTACCTGCTTTGTCGTGGCTACTGAGACTAGGGAAGTCCCAATGGTCGCCTAGGTGGACAACAACATCAGGACGATACTCACAGATAGCTTTCCCTGCCCATGTTAGATGCTCCTGAGCTGCCTCAGGCTTACACTGTGTGTCTGGTATACAGAGGATACGCATTACAGAGGCTTCCAGTTAAAAGATGTATCCAGCTCATAGACTTCAGGATAAGCTAACAGAATCTTCTGTAAGATCTCATCGTTCAAGCTACGTCCGTAACCAGCACATTCAGGATCGTTCAAAGGGAAGGTAACTGAGTAGTACACCTGCTCTTTGATGTTGTAGCCGTAATGAGCTTCCAAATCGTCTAAGATTGTGTCCAAAACTTCAATCCAAGTACCGTTATGGGGCACAGTGAAAGAAGTATGAATAGGCTTCACTGTTTTACCGAACTCATCTACCCACTCAGGTGTGTACATGTGGAAGCCCCAGTAACCCTCTTCATAGGATACCGGATCATTTTCTTCTACGAATGCAGTAGGCTTAGTAAGTAGTGAGTTGATCTTCTCAGCGCAGCGCTCAATCTGTTCATTGAAGAACATTTTAGTCTTTTCAAACATAGTTGTTTCCTTCTGTGTTGGTTTGATTATCAAATGAAAATATTTGTCAAGTGTCATTGAAGTCTCCGTCTACTGGATGATACACCACCCACTGTGTCTCAAAGATTCCGTTTCCGTAGTCCTTGAGTACCTTAGATGTCTGTATCATTCTACACCCTAATCGAGGATGGTCAGTTACAAAGACCTTATAACACCCGTCAGTCCAATCAGGATGAAATGGAGGAGGTTTATAGTGAACTACTAGCTTCGCCACTTAGTACCTCCTTCCGAAGTCTAAAATAAGCTTCATGGGCTGCGTCAATATTATCAAACGGGCCTTCCTGAAACTCTTTCTTGTTCTTGCAGACACGAGCATAGAACTTACCATCCCGTTGACGAACACCAACTACTTTATGTCTCAAGGACAAATTCAGATGATGTTCAACATCTTCAAGATTCTCCACTCGATTGTCTAACTTATTACCGTTCTTGTGGTTGATCTCATTTGTAGGCCAAACACCATGAACAAACAACCAAGCAAGACGGTGAGCGTAGTAAATCTTACCTTGGAAACGGATTTGAACATAGCCGCCAGCGTTAACTGTACCTGCTAAATCTTTACTCCGTGTTTTCCAGATAAATACACCACTTTCAGCATCATACTTTAAGTGTGTTTTTAAAAGGTCAAACCACTGCTTGTCTGGTTTCATTGAAAGCCTCCATGACGCTAGGAAAATGTTCTTCAAGAATTTTAGCACATTGTAAAGCAACATCCCTGTGTTCTTTCTGAGTAGCTACATCAGTGCGAATATCCACATAATGAAGCCAAGAACGTAGAGTGCCCTGCATATACATTTTAGACATCGTTAGACCCTCAGGGAGGAACACACGGGCACACTCCTTAGCGATACCTTTATCGAGAGCACTTGAGTACAAGAACTTAGCTTCTGTGATTAAACGACGCTGAGCACCTTCAAACCAGTTCTGTAAGCTGATGTCATCAGAGTACAAGCTGTTCTGTCGGTTCTTAGTGTCCTGTAATCGAGCCTGAGAGTCCTGTACGAAACCTTCTGAGACTGCGTAACGCTGTGAGAACTCTTGGAAGGAGAAGCTACGATGACGTAAGATCTGACGAGCTATATCACGAGTAGTTTCAATCTCCATACAGACGTTAACCATCTCAAATGGACTCCAGTGCTTATTCTTAATAAGGTACTTGAGTAGTTTCGGAGCAGTAGCAGGGTTGTCCTGATTTGCCGGATTTGATACACGGGCCATACGCGCAACTAGGTTCTCCGCATCCGGTGTCGTCCACACTAAACTCACTTGGGTCATGTTTCTTTCCTTCTTCCATTCCTCGTTTAAGCATCTCAATGAAGGCAAAGCGAAAGAGCTGTGCTTGTTCTTCATTGCTTAGATTGACATGGTAGTCTGCACTACCGTCGTCATTCTCCTTCAGTAATTCTACGTCCATCGTGAACACTCCTTCGTCGTTCTTTGATCCAATCTTCAGGGATCATCTTGTCTGCGTACATATAGCCGTTCTTGACGCACCACATAGCGTAGGTTGTACGTGATGCTTTACTCAGACGTTGCTTTGAATTGGAGAAGACAAAACGAATGTCTAAGTTAGGATGTTGTCGTTTAACCAGAATGTGCTTCTGACGATCAATCGCTGTGAACAGCCCCTTGGTTTCAATGATGATACCGTTGTCAAGTACAAAGTCAGGAGTATATTGATGTTCACTCGCTGGCTTGATGTACTTAACTTTGGTCTTCTCATATGTGAAGGGAATACCTGCCTCAGTGAGAGCGTTAGCGACCTTCTCTTCTAAACCGCTACGCCACCCATGCTTCAGAGCATTAGCCCTTGTTGAACTTGTTGTCTTACGAGTTACCATCACGAGCCTTCAACATAGCATCTGCCATCTCATACACACGCACAGCAATAAGCGGATATGCTGATGTAAGAGGAAGACCGTTTGACACAGCCCCTTGCATAACCTTAGCAGCAAAGTAATCACGTAATGTCATTCCATCCACATCTGTTCCAATTCCGATGTGCGGAAAAGCTGAACCACCTGTGTTCATAGTTTAGTCCTTTCATACTGATGTAACAAAGCACCGAAGGCATCTACGAAGACCTCATCGTGGTTAGTATGTCCCATGGAGAACATAATAGCGTGAACGAGTTCATGGCAGAAGGTTTGTTCAGTGAATGTCTTGTTCATACCTGCCCTCAATCGGATCGTCTGAGTTGAACAGTCACAAGTACCGTACTCAGTCAGATCCTCAATGTACTTTACTGTCCAGTGGCATCCCACGAGATAGAAAGATAAGGGCACACTTGGTTGGGTTCTCTTCGTAGCCATAAAAGGTTTAAGTTTTCATCGACACGAAGTTCATTACCATCATAAGCTTTGAGACAAGCGTCATAGTATTCCCTTTCAGTTTTACAATCCTTTAAAAGCTTCTCAGCCTTCACAGGTCCAATGCCTTTCAAGCCAATGATGTTGTCAGTACGATCCCC